CGGCCGTCACCACGCTCGTCGGCACGCGGATCTACCCGGTGCTCGCCCCGGCGTCAGCCACGCTGCCGTTTGTCACATGGCGGCGTACTGGCATCCAGCGAGAGCAGACGCTGCGAAACCCGATGGGGATGCCACGCGTGACGCTGGAGTTTCAGATCTACGGCGTCACGTATGACCAGACCCGCGAGGTGGCGGACGCCATGCGTGTCGTTCTGGATGGATACGGTGGGCAGTCGGAAAATACGGTTGTGGATCAGGTGTCGTTGGAGAACGAATCCGACGACTTCGTTTCACTCGGTGGTGCCGAGATGCCGCCGGCGTATCAGATCACGCAGACCTACGACATCCGCTGGCAGGAGAGCTGACGAATGGCCACGACCCCGCATTCCGGTTCCGGCACGACGTTCTCGTTCGGTGGCACAAACTTCACCGTCACGAGCATCACGTACACCATCGGTGCCACCGGCGGCGGTGCCGACAATATCGACATCTCGCACCTTGGCCAGACAACTGGGGCGAGCGTTCTGTCGATCGCACGGCCGCTTGTCGGCACGCAGGGCGGCGACACGGGCAAGAGCGTCAGTATCGAGTACATCGGCACCAGCGTCATCGCCCAGAACACGACTGGCACGCTGTCGATCACAGGCGGCATCACCGTCTCGGCAACGGCGACCTGCAACTCGTCCTCTGTCACGCTGACGGTGAACGACGCCATCCGTGGATCTGCAGAGTTCCAGCTGGCTTGAGCCACGGAGGGTTCCGTGGCCACTTACAGCACTGGGATCACGGCTACCTTCGGCAGCGCTACGTTCACTGAGGTCACTGACCTTGCCTGGACGTACGGCGGTGCCTTGCCCAAGGGACGCAGTGTTGTCTGGACTGACGATGTAGGCAGTGTGTCTCTCACATGCCTCGGCTCGGCTGGCATTGCGACCGCCAGCTATGGCGTACGCAATGACCTGACAATCACAGGCGGCGGTGCAAGCTTGACGTGCAAGGCAGTCTATGAGGGCTTGAGCGTCGCGCCGGAAGTGAACGGCGTAACCCGTTACACCGTGACGTTCAAACTCCTCGACGGGTGAACCATGGCAGTGTTGACGCGAGATCAGATCGAGCAGGCCAGCGACGCCAAGATCATCAAGGTGCAGGCGTGGGGCGGTGAGGTGTGCATCCGCCTGATGACCGTTGGCGACCGCGACAGCTACGAAGTGAAGCTGCTCGAGGCGCAGTCCAAGGCCGTGCCTGTGATTCCCGACTTTCGCTCCGAGCTGCTCGCCCGCTGCCTGTGCGATGACAAGGGCGTGCTGCTGTTTCCCGGCGACGAAGGCGTGGCGGCCCTGCGTCGCAAGAGCGTCGATCAGATCCACGGATTGTGGAAGGCGGCCCTGAAGCACAACGCATTGACCGAGGAGGAGATCGAGAAGCTAGCGGGGGAATGAACGCCAGGCCGAGCTTGCGATTCAAGTTCGACCTGGCCTCGCACCTCAAGAAGACCGTGGCCGAAATCGACGCGATGGACTCTCGGGAGTTCTCGTACTGGATCGCCTACAGTCGATGGTTTCGCCCGCTAGATAACCCGTGGCTACAGACGGGAATGCTGGCAAGTTCAGTGCTGGCTCCCTACTGCAAAAACAAAGTCCCCGACGCTCAAGACTTCATTCCCATCGAAGGCCACGCCCCGCAGCACCCGACGCAGATTGCAGAGACGCTCAAGCAGATGGCGGCCGACCTGGGCCAAAAGTGAAACATGGCAACCCTTGGCATTGGATTTCAGTTGTCGGCATCTGCCGTGGGCATGGCCCAAGGCATCAACGCCGGCGTCGTGGAATTGCAGAAGCTGGGCTACGCCGCCAAGCAGACGGCCCGCGATGTTTCCACGCTGAAGACGCTGGAGATTTCCAAGGCGTTTATCAGCGGCATCTCTTCGATTGCCAACACGTTTCAGGCGTTCACGAGCGGGGCACTCAACGCCATCGACAACACGCGGCAGCTGGCCGCGAGCCTAGGCGTTTCGTACCAAGAGTTGCGTACGCTGCAGGTGGCGGCCGACTTGTCCGGTGCATCGAGCGAGGAACTGGCCAAGGCGTTTACGCGGGCGCAGGTGACGATCAGCAATGCCGCTGGTGGCAGCAAGGAAGCCACGAAGGCCCTGTCGGCCCTTGGGCTGTCTGTGGATGACTTGGCCACACAGACGAGCACGCAACAGTTCCAGGCGATTGCCACGGCCATCAACGGAATTGACAACCCTGCGCAGCGTGCAGCGGCTGCCGTCGCCATCTTTGGCAAGAGCGGCGCGTTGCTGCTCCCGACGTTCCGCGAGTTGCCCGAGAACCTGAAGACGGCCCAGACGTTTCTGGGCGGGTTCCGCGACGGCGTCAACGGCATCAACCCAGACAAGATTGACGCCATTGGCGATTCGTTCGGGCTCGCCGGCCAGGCGATGCAGGAGCTCGCCGGCCGCATCCTGACGCAGTTGCAACCGGCCCTGACTCAAGGCACGGACAACTTCATCAAGTTCGTGCAGAGCATCGACGTGCCGGCTGCGGCACGGACCTTAAGCACGCTGCTCGAAGACGTTGGCAACGCGTTGGCGTTCGTCGGCCGCGTGGCGGTCCCGCTGGCCCAGAACCTGCTGCCCGCGATTGGCGGATACTTGGCGTTCATCAACCGGCAGGCGATTGCCGGTGCTATCACCGGACTCGCTTCAGCGTTTGCGGCTTCAGCCCGCGCGGCCCTTGGTTACAGTGCAGCCGCTGGCACTGCCGCAACTGCGACAGTTGGTCTCGGCGTTGCGATCCGTAGCGTGCTTGCGTCCACGGGCATCGGTCTTCTTGTCGTCGGTCTCGGGCTTGCTAGCGGTGCCCTGCTGGAATGGTCCATCGCAGGTGCAAATGCTGGGGCCAACACAGAGTTGGCGATTGCCGACACTGAGTCGGCAATGAAGCGTTTCCGCCAGGAAACCGACCGGGCCGGCGTCGCCGCCTTCAATCTCGGCGAAGAAGTGAAGAAGGCCCTGAAGGTACCAGAGCAAATCAGCATCGACGAGTTCGCCCAAGGTGCACTGAACGAAGCCCGCTCGGCGATCGTGTCGCTAGCCAAGGAACTCGGCGGACTCGACAAGGTTCCTGCCGATGTGCTTGAGCGGTTCAACGGCATCCGCGACTACGCCAGCGAGATCACTGAAGAAGTGCAGAACCAGGGCCAGGCGTTGCGGTTTGTGGATCAGAACTCGCAGGCGCTGATTGCCACGGTTCAGCGTCTTACTGAAGCGGAAAAGGCAAAGGCAGAAGCGGCGAAGGCGTCGGCGGAATCCGCACGCAAGGCGGCAGAAGAGTCACGCAAGCGCGTCACAGAGCTCGCGTCGCAAGGACTGACCGCTGCCGAGTCATCCCGCGTCCAGTTGAACCGCGATCTGCTGGACATCGCCAACGAGCAGCGTGCCGCAGAGGAAGCGTTGCAGGCGGCACGCAAGGCAGGCGACGCTGCGGCTTTGTCAGCAGCCAACGAGCGTCTGCGTCTCGCCCAGGCTGCTACGGCGGAAGCCAAGGCCCAGGATCGACAGCGGCAACTCGACGCTCTCGGCATTGACGACAAACTGCTGAAGCCGGCTACGACGATTGCGGACCAGTTCAAAGCCGTCCGCAAGGCGTTTGACGCCAAGCTCATCGACGGCGGCGAAGCCCGGCAGGCGTTGCGGAACCTGGCTGCCGAAGGCGTGCAGATCCGCCAGGAGATCGCAGCCGAGTTGAGCCGGCCCGCACGCCAGGCACTGCAGGTGAACGACATCCGGTCACAGGAAGGCATCTCGCAGGTTCTGGCCTTGGCAACCGGCCGCGAAGATCCGGCGGTTGAGCAGCGCCGCGAGCAACTCAACAAGCTCGAGCAGATTCGCCGCGAGTTGGCCAACGTCGGCGCTCGGCCGGTTGACATTCTCGGAGGTGCATAATGGCCGTCATCTCCTACCGCGAAGTCATCCCGCGTACGGCGTCGCATCGCTTTGGCGAGGCACCTACCGCCGAACGAAAATACATCATCACCGTCGATGAGCCGACGCCGACGCAAACGCTGGTCAACGCGGTTGGCATTTTCCATGCTTCTGCTCACCCCGAGTTTTCGTACCTCAAGTGCCTGAACATTCAGGTCACGGAGACGGATCGGCATCACGCCGAGATCACGTACAGCTACGAACTACCGAAGCAGGAAGAACTCGACCCGAATCCGCTGGCACGGCCCGACGTGTGGTCATTCTCCACTGGCGGCTCCCAGGTGCCGGCGCTCGTTTACTACGACGGCAGCGGCAACAGCAACAAGAAGCCGCTGCAGAATACGGCCAAGGATTTCTTTGAGGGACTGACCACGCTTGAGGCCGAAGTGCGGGCGTCGATCTCTGGCAACCGCCCTACGTTCCCGCTGGCCAATGCGGCCGCAGTCACGAACAGCGTGAACTCGTCTTCTTACCTTGGTGGTGCCGCTCACACCTGGCTGTGTGGTGGCATCAGCGGGCAGCAGGCCACCGAGGTGGTGAACGACGTGGAGTTGCGGTATTGGCAGATCACCGTCGAGCTCGTCTATCGGGCCAGCGGCCACGATCTGCTTCTGCCGAATGTCGGCTGGAACTATCTCGAGGGCGGCGAGAAGAAACGGGTCTGGGTGAAAGACCCAGAGTCTGGCGAAAAGGTGGCGTCAGGCTCGCCGCGTGCCCTGACCAACGAAGGTGGGCTTAAGGCTGACGATCAAGAGCCAGACATTCTCACGCGACGTGTCTATCCAGAAGCGAACTTCTCAACCTACTTCGGCACGCCGCCGTTCTAAGGAGCACCGATGCCAGACATCAGTTACACCATCACCGGCCAGGTCAGCAAAGGTGCCCTGTCGCAGTCATTCGCTGCGTCTGGAGTCACGGCCGACATCGCCACGGCTGGCGTGCTCTCGGTCACGCTGAACCTGGGCACAGCCGTCACGCAGATTTCCACGGCCACCCTCGGCTCGCTTGGGCTGTGCTTCGCTCGTTCGCTGGCCAGTGCCACGACGCACACGGTGAGCTTCGGCCGTTACGCTGGCGGCACGCTGCACGAGACTGCCCGGCTTAAGGCTGGCGAGGCCGCTGTGCTTCGGCTGGCGGCTGGGGACTACGCTGCCAAGGCGGCCGTCGAAGGCACCCGCCTGGTGCTCACCGTCTACGAGGACTGAGCCGTGGCACAAAAGCCAGACGGCAAAGCCGCGAAGACTGAGCGGGTGACATTCACTCGCCCGGCGGCAGAGCGTATTGCCAGAACCGTGCGGCGCGTTGAGCAAGGCGACCGTGGTGCGGAGCCGCTTGTCTTTGAGCGGATCGGCGTATCAAGCCCGTTTGCCCTCAAGCTCGCCACTTTCACCGGCAACTGGGAGACCGGCACCTACAAGACGGTCACGCTGTCTGGCTCCACGCAGACGGCGAGCGTCTACAACTGGTGCAACCCGGCTCTCGGCGGAAACACCGCAAGTTCGACGCAAAGCCGCTACGTGATCTTCGGTAAGGTTGGCGGAACCAACTCGGCCGTCGAGATCCAAATGCAAGCCACGTCACAGACGTGCCACATGTCGCTGGGAAGCCTTAATCTCACGCAGCTGTCTGGCTATGACGCGGCCTCCATTCAGTTGCTCGGGCATAACACCACGGGGCCGTGCCTTGAGTGGTACTCGATCGCCACCTGCGCAACAGCCACCGCCGCATGACGCTCATCACGTTTCAAAACGGCAAGCCCGTCATGCGTGACGGTGCGGTTGGGACGGAGCAGGCGTGTTGCTGTGGCAAGTGTGGCCGCTGCATCATCGACGGTGAATGGGACTGCCGCTACACAACAAAAGCACAGTGCGAGGAATGCACCACTACGTACTACTGCGAAAACCTTGAGACAGCCGAGGTGACCGTTGTCGCTGATTGCAGCGAGTGCGTGGGCGATACGCTGTCTTGCTATGGCGTCAGTGAAGGACCGTGCGGAACTTGGGACGCAAACGCTCCATGCGAGCCTTGCCCGTGCGAACAAAACTCCGATTGTCCTGATGGGAAACTCTGCTGCGACGGCGTGTGCAGGGATCCGCTGTGCACTGAG